GATTGAAGCCGACGACAAAGGCGACCCACTGGAGAACGCCGAAGCGCGCACCAGTACGTTCCCCATGGGCAAGGTGCTGATCACCAGCACACCCGGCACACGCGGCGCCTGCCGCATTACGCAGGAGTTTGAGAGCAGGTCCGATCGGCGCCTGTATCACGCATGGATGCCCTGCTGCGGCGCCAACGAGGTGATCCGCTGGCGCGAGCATATGGTATGGGATAAGTCAGATGGTGATGTGTTCTGCCAGTGCCCGGCGTGCGGCGAGCGAGTGGCTCAGTACCACAAGCAGCAGATGCTGAGCAAAGCGATTTGGACACCTACCGCCAAGGGCGATGGCATGACCGCAGGCTTTCACCTGCCTGGATGGTATGCGCCACTGGGCTGGACCAGCTGGGAGCAGATCCGTGATGAGTTCCTGCGCGCCAAGGCTGATCCGCTGCTGCTGAAGGGCTGGGTCAATAAGCGCGCCGCTGATGCCTGGGAAGACGAGAGCCTGGCCAAGGTCAGCGCTGATGGCCTGATGGCACGGGTGGGCGGCTACGACCACGGCAGCTGCCCGGCTGGTGTGCTGGCGGTGGTGATGGCTGTGGACGTGCAGGACACCTGGCTAGAGGTGAGCGTGTGGGGTTACGGCCGCGGCGATGAAGCCTGGCGGATCTGGCACCAGAAGATTGACGGCGATCCTGGGCAGGATCACGTCTGGCAGCAAGTGACCACGATCCGCGAGATTGCCTGGCCGCATGAAGCCAGCGGCACGATGAAGGTAATCCGTTGCGCAGTGGATACCGGCGGCCACTACACCGGCGAAGCGTATGAATACTGCCGCCGGTACGCAAAGGATGGCGTCACTGCAATCAAAGGATCAAGCCAGCGCAACACCGCAGTGCTGGGCAAGGGCACAAAGCAGGACGTGAACTACAAGGGCAAGATCATCAAAAACGGCGTGACGCTCTACATGGTTGGCACCCATGCAATCAAGCGGACGATCTACAGCCGGCTCAAGATTGAAGAGCACGGGCCAGGATTCATTCACTTTGACAACGCCACCACCGATGGCTACTTGCAGGGCCTGACCTGCGAGCGACTGCAGCCGCGCTACGTCAAAGGGTTTCAAGTGCTGGAGTGGGTCAAGCCAAGCGGCGCTCGCAATGAACCGCTCGACCTGAAGGTGTACTGCCTGGCAATGCTGGAACTGCTCAAGCGCCGCTACAACCGCGCCACGATGTGGGACCAGCTTGAGGCCGGCCTAACCAAGGCCGCACCCGAGACCACCAGGCGCCGCACTTCTCCTGCATCACGCCCAGGCGGATTTGTTTCTGGCTGGTGATCCATAGCCTGAGGCCATGACAGTTCCCGCCACCATTCGGGCCGGCACGACCGTGGGGTGGGTGGAGCCGCCGGCTGTGGATCTTGACGGCAACGCAGCTACATCGACTAGCTGGACGCTGATCTCCTACCTGCGCACAAACACTGCCAGCGAAGGTGCTGCAGTTACCGGCACGGCCCGGGCTGATGGCGGCTGGGATATGGCGATCACCGCCACCACATCCAGCGCATTTGACGCCGGCACTTGGTACTGGGAGACCCGAATCACCAGCGGCGCCACGGTGCTCACAGTTGAATCTGGCACTACGCAAGTGCTGCCGGGTCTGAACTACACCGGCACTCCTGCCGCGTTTAACGGCCAAAGCCAAGCCGAGCAAGACCTAGCAGCGGTGCAGGCCGCTATCCGCTCCATCGTCAGCAAGGGCGCCAAGAGTTACACGATCGGTAGCAGGAAGTTTGACGCCGCTGACCTAGCCCAGCTGATGCAACGGGAATCACAGCTGAAGGCGATCGTCGCCCGCGAGCGTGCCGCCGAGAAAGTGGCCGCCGGCCTGGGTGATCCGCGCAGCCTGTACGTGAGGTTTGGAAGATGAGCAAGCGCAAGAAGTCACAGCAGGCCCCGGCCGCACCACGCCGCCGCGCCTACGAGGGCGCCATGGTCTCGCGGCTGACCGCTGACTGGGTAACCAGTTCGACATCAGCAGACGCTGAGATTGATGGCAGCTTGGTTCGGCTGCGCAATCGGGCGCGGCAACTCGTCAGAGATAACGGCTACGCCCAGCAGGCGCTGCGCTGCATTGTCTCCAACGTGATTGGAACCGGCGTCAGGATGCAGGCCCAGGTGCCGGCGACGGCCAACGGCGGCAGGCCAGACACCGCAATCAACGACGCCATTGAACGGCAGTGGGCACACTGGTGCCACGCCGACACCTGCCACGCTGCCGGCCAGTTGAGCCTGCAGGAGATAGCCCGGCTGGCATGGCGCGCCATGGCTGAATCTGGTGAGGCGTTTATCCGACTGGTGCCTGAAGCCATGGGCGCCGGCATTGTGCCGCTGGCTTTGGAGATCCTTGAGGCCGATTTGGTCGATGAGGGTAAAACATCTGGGCCGGAAGCTGATGGCGGTGAGTGGCGCATGGGCGTGCGCGTCAACCGCTGGGGCCGGCCTACTGCCTACCGCTTCAGGACACGGCACCCGGGCGACGTGTCGGGATCAGTGGGTTATTCAGTGGTCGATGTGCCGGCTGATCAGGTAATTCATCTGCGCCGCATTGAGCGCCCCGGCCAGACCCGAGGCGTGCCATGGTTTGCTGCAGCAATCAAGGGCCTGCATCACCTAGCCGGATACCAAGAAGCCGAGGTAGTGCGAGCGCGCGCTGCCAGCAGCCTGATGGGATTTATCACCAGCCCCGAAGGCGAGCTGATTGGTGATGACGTTTACGACGCCGAGCGCGTCAGCAACTTTGAGCCTGGGGTTTTCAAATACCTAGCACCTGGTGAATCGGTCAGCGTGCCTCAACTCGACGCGCCTGACGGGCAGTTTGAACCATTCCTGCGGGCCATGCTGCGCGGCGTTGCGGCATCAACCGGCTGCAGCTTTGAGCAGGTCAGCAATGACTACAGCCAGAGCAACTACAGCTCAAATCGAATGAGCCGCCAGGATTCGATTGAGATGTGGAAGGGTGAGCAGCAATACGCCATTGAGCACTTCTATCGACCGATCTTCCAAAGGTGGATGGATGCAGCTGTTGGCGTTGGCGATCTGTCGCTGCCCAACTACGACACCCTGCGCGACCGCTATCAAGCGGTTCGCTGGTATCCGAGAGCCTGGGGTTTCCTTGATCCAAAGGTAGAGATCGGCGCTTACAAGGATGCTGTCCGCTGCGGCTTTATGACCCAGGCGCAGGTTGTAGCTGAGCAGGGCGGCGACCTGGCCGAGCTGATGCGCGACCTGGCGGCAGAGCGAGAGATGGCCCAGGAGCTGGGCCTGACCCTTGATATCGACGCTGGCAAGGTCTCAGGCGCAGGGCTGACGCAGGCCCGACCAGTGGGATCAATTATCCCGCAAGACCCCTACGCGCCAGATAACACGGCAGCCGATGCCAGCAGCGATCAACCAGACGAGCCTGACGACGACGACCTGGAGGACTTGAGCTGATGGCCAACGTCAGCGGGACAGAGATCAACCTGATGCCGACCGCCGGGATGCGCGCCGAGGCTGAGCGCTACCGCGCATGGAAGGCTGATGGCGAGCCTGGCGGCACCGACGTGGCAGCCGCTAGGGCCAGCCAGATATTGAGCGGCGATGAGCTGAGCCCGGACACGGTGATCACCATGCGAGCCTGGTTTGCACGGCATGAAGTTGATAAGCAGGGCGAGGGATTCAGCCCCAGCGAAGACGGCTATCCCAGCCCCGGCCGCGTGGCATGGGCGGCATGGGGCGGTGACCCTGGCCAGACCTGGAGCAACAGCAAAGGCGCCGCAATTGAGAACGCCAGAGAGGACCGAGCCGTAGTGCATAGCCTGATGCCAGATACAGCCGCGCCGATGGAACAACGCGACCTAAACGGTGAGCCGCTCCGCCGCAGTGCGGTGGTGGCGAACTGGCAGCGCGCCAACGACGATCCTGAGGTAATCGAGTTCAGCTTTTCTTCAGAGGAGCCGGTCGAGCGTTACTTCGGAATGGAAGTGCTCAGTCATAAGGCTGGCGCCATGAATATGGCCCGGCTTAATTCTGGCGCAGCGCCATGGCTTTGGAACCACAACCCCGATGTGGTTCTTGGCGGAGTCGAGAAGGCTTGGCAAGGCAATGACGGGCGCGGCTATGCACGCACCCGCTGGAGCCCCAACACCAGGGCGGAAGGCTCCGAGGAGTGGAAGGTCAGGCAGAACTGGGAGGCGGGAATTATCCGCAACGTCTCTTTCATGTACTCCATCGACGCGCCACTTGATCTCAAGTCGCGTGAGGGTGTGGCGCTGGTAACAGCGTTCACCCCGATGGAGGTCTCCACCGTCTCCATTCCAGCCGACGCCACCGTTGGCCAAGGCCGAGCAATCGGCGAAACCGCGGCCCCGGCCGCAGACCAAACCCAACCCCCGATCGAATCCATGGAACCGACCATCGACATCGAGGCGGTGAAGGCTCAGGCTGCGGCCGATGAGCGTTCACGCGTCTCCAGCATCACCGGCCTTTGCCGCACCCACGCCGCTGACGATCTGGCCCAAGGCCTGATTGAACGTGGCGCTACTGAATCTGATGCCATGAAGGAAGTGCTCGCCGCCATCGGCAAGCGCGCCAGCCAGCCTGCCGTCCCCAAGGCTGCTCAGCCCATCGCCTCCGGTGGTTCGGCTGACATTGGCCTGAGCGATAAGGAAGCCCGCTCCTACAGCTTCCTGCGCGCCATCCGTGCTCAGGCGTTCCCCAACGATCGCTCTGCTTACGAGGCCGCCGGCTTTGAGCGTGAGGTTTCCGCTGCTGTTGAGCAGCAAATGGGCGTCAGCGCTCGCGGCTACCTGATTAGCAATGAGGTGCTCCAGCGTGATCTGACCGTCGGCACTGCTTCTGCAGCTGGCGATCTGGTCTACACCGATGCACGGCCTGGTTCGTTTATCGAGTTGCTGCGCAATCGCTTGGCGCTGAACACTCTTGGCGTCACAATGCTGACTGGCCTTAATGGTCCGGTTGCCATCCCCCGCCAAACCGGCGCTCCTACTGCCTACTGGGTGGCTGAGAAGGGCACGCTCACCGAGAGCAACCCCACAGTTGACCAGGTGAACATGACGCCAAAAACGCTTGGCGCCTACACCGAGTTCAGCCGCCGCCTGCTGCTCCAGTCGTCCATCGACGTGGAGACCATGGTCCGCAATGAACTGGCCACCGTGATCGCGCTTGAGATCGACCGCGCTGCGCTCTACGGCCTGGGCAACACCAACCAGCCCCAAGGCCTGAAGCTGACCACCGGCATCAACACCGAGGACTTCGCCGCCAACGCTCCGACTTACGCGGAGCTGGTGAGCATGGAGACCAAGATCAACGCCGACAACGCCGACATCGGCGCCATGTCCTACGTCACCAACTCAACCATCTACGGCGGATTCAAAACCACCGAGAAGGCCAGCAGCACCGCTCAGTTCGTCCTTGAGCCTGGCGGCACGGTGAACGGTTATGGCGTGGTTCGCTCCAACCAGGTCGCCACTGGCGATGTGTTCTTCGGAGTTTGGAACCAGATGCTGATGGGCATGTGGGGCGCTCTGGATCTGCAAGTCAACCCCTACGCGCTGGATACCTCCGGCGGCGTGCGGGTAACTGCACTCCAGGACGTTGACGTAGCTGTGCGCCACCCCGAGGCGTTCACCCGCGGCAACAACACCCTTTGATCTGAGACATAACGATGCTGATTGAGATCCTCCGCCAAACATCTATCAAAGGCATCCCCGCAAGGGTTGGTGAATTGATTGATGTATCTGATGCTGATGGCCGCTACCTAGTGGGTAACGGCAAAGCAAAGGAGGCGGAGACTCAATTGGCTCAACCTGAGGCGCGGAAGCCTCGCCCCCGCAAATCTACCCCCGCCTGATCAATGGCCATCTTTCAACAAACACTGGAGAAACTCCAGCACTTCCCGCTCCACCCTGTCGCATCGGAAGCTGCCACCTTCACTGGCGCCACCACCAACATCGCTGACCTCAACGATTTTGACGGTGACATCCAAGTGATTCTGGATGCTGGCGCTGCTGCATCTTCCGGCACCATGACCGGCAAGATTCAGCACAGCGACACCACAACCGCTGGTGACTTCTCTGATGCAACTGGCGGCGGCTTCACTGCCGTTGCCCAGGCCGCAGCAAAGCAGGTGATCACCCTGAACCGTGACGCTCTCAAGCGTTACATTCGGTTTGTTGGCACCATTGCCGCCAGTGGCACCACCATCTACTCCGTCAACGGCTACGGCCTGAAGAAGTACGGCTGATGACACTCACCGAGAACCTAGATGTGTTCTTGGCAGACTTCGGCGTCAGCGTAACTGCTGGCGCCGTTTCTGGTGTTGGCATCTTGGATATGCCAGGCGAGCTAGTGGCTGATGGCATGATCATCACCACTGACTACAGCCTCAGGTGTGAGGCGTCAAAGTTTGGAACGTTGGCCTACGGCGCGTCAATCACCGTTGACGGCGCGGCCTACACAATCCGCGAGAATAGACTGATCGAAGATGGTGTGTTCTGTGTGATCACGCTGCAAAAGACCTGACCCTCACCACTGGATCTGATCATGGCTGACCTGGTTGCCGCAGTACGAATCAACAAGCCGGACATTCCAGGCGAGCTGGGTGATCTGTATTTCCCCGCGTCTCAGGACGTTGCAGGCAATGCCTACCGCTCTACTGCCGCCTTCGTTCGCCCGAGCAACACCACTGCCTACGCCGCTGGCGACGTTGTTGGCGCAACTGGCGGATCAGCGATCCACACCCTGACCACGGCAGGGCCTAGCGGCGGATACGTTTTGATCCAGTCAATTTCAATGGCAACGCATGACACTTCGGTGCCATCAGGAATGTCGTCATTTAGGGTCCATTTTTACAATGCAAGCCCGACCGCTATTGCAGATAATGCAGCCTTTGATCTTCTGACTGCGGATCATGGTAAATATCTGGGCTTCGTTGATCTGCCTACGCCGCAAGATTTTGGCAGTTCAATTTACACGCAAACCGACTACGCCGGCAGGCTAATCAAGCTGGCAGCGGCTAGCACAAGTTTGTTTATTGAGATTGAAACCAAGGGCGCTTTTACGCCTGTGTCTGCTGTGACATTTGATCTGTCTGTAGTTACCCTAGAGGCTGGCCTGTGAGTTTGCTGCTCGTTGCTCAGCGTGCGCTAACCGTCCCTGCCTGGGTTAAGGACTTTCTCTGGCGCCGCGCTCGCGCCGTGCCATCGCTTGACCTGCGCTTTGCTGACAACAAGAGCCTGACGGATGCAGTCACTGGGCGGCAGCTGGTGACGTTCACCCGCGCCAGCTCTGGCACGTTTGTGGATAGCGCTGGGACGCTGCAGATCGCAGCCACCGATGTGCCTAGGTTCGACCACAACCCCACGACCGGCGAGAGCCTGGGGCTGTTGGTGGAGGAGGCTAGGACTAATTTGCTGTTGAACAGCGGCACCCTGTCAACTCAGAGCGCCACTGTTACCGCTGTTGCTCACACCCTGCATTTCACTGGCACCGGCACCATCACGCTGACAGGGACCAGCACCGCAGGACCTCTGGTGGGCACCGGCACTGGTGAGTCCAACCGGGTAAGCCTGACGTTTACACCAACCGCAGGCAGCCTGACGCTGACAGTGAGCGGCACTGTTACTAATGCACAGTTAGAAGCCGGAGCGTTCCGAACCTCCTACATCGCCACCGCCGGAGCCACGGCCACCCGCGCCGCAGATGTGGCCAGCATCACGGGCAGTGCGTTCAGTTCGTGGTATCGGCAGACGGAAGGCGCTTTCTTTGGAGAGGTGTTTCCAGCCCCGACTTATGTAGCCTTTCAGGCTGTAGCTACTTCGCACTCAGCTACAAATACTGAAGAATGGCGCCTGTGGAGAACCGGCACTACCACGCAAAATTCGCAAATAACTATAAACAACATTACAGAGCTTACCGCAGGAGTTACATTTGCAACTGCAAGCAATGGAAGTTATAAGTTTGCCACTGCGGCTGCTGCTAACAACATGGCTATTGCGTCGTCAGGCAACCTTGCGAGTGACAATGTAGGGGCAATGGCTCCTTTAACTTCTCTCCGAATAGGCGCTCGCGGCAATAGCAGTTTCTTTTACAACGGACACATCAGCCGCTTGGTGTATTGGCCCCAACGTCTCAGTGACCCCACGCTGCAATCCCTAACCCAATAACACCATGTACTGCTACAAATTCCAATCCCGCACCCAGTTCCGCACCCTGGCCGAGGCCGAGGGCCTGATCACCGAAGATGGCGAGCTGATCACCGCCAGCCACTCACATGCCATTGATGAGATCGGCACCATTACCAAAGGCGGCGAGTACGACCCCGAGACTGGCAAGGTAATCACGCCTCCCACTGTGATCAGCGGCTGGCATGTGAACTATGCCGGTGAGCCACCTGAAGCGTGGGAGCAGTATCTGGTAACGCCGCAGCATCCATCCAGGGTGTGGGCATGAGCTGCTCAG